GCAATACCACATATTCTATCAGTGGCATTGGCCGTATCATTTTACAAGTCAGTTTGTCACGATTATATAGAAGACGCATAAGCTAGATTTAAATTTTATCATACAAAAGAAAAAAGATATCAATTTGATTTAGATTACATGAATAGAATTACAAAAGGCGGTGTGCCAAGTAAAACATTAAACATTGCTCTTGCAGGTACAGGTGTTGGTAAATCATTATTCATGTGTCATGTTGCGTCAAGTTATTTACTACAAGGTTTAAATGTATTGTATATTACACTAGAGATGGCAGAGGAAAGAATTGCAGAAAGAATTGATGCCAACTTATTAGATGTTACAATGGAAGACCTACATGATATGCCTAAACAATTGTATGACGGTAAGATTAAAAAGTTAAGAGAAAAAACACAAGGTCAACTTATTGTTAAAGAATATCCAACAGCGTCTGCTCATGCAGGTCATTTTAAATCATTGATTAATGAATTGGCTTTGAAAAAATCATTTAGACCAGATGTTATCTTTATAGATTATTTAAACATATGTGCTTCAAGTAGATTTAAAGGTGGTAATATTTCTTCTTACTTTTATATTAAAGCAATTGCTGAAGAATTAAGAGGTCTTGCAGTAGAACATAACGTACCTATTTTTAGTGCAACACAAACAACTAGAACTGGTTTTGTATCAACTGATATTGGTCTTGAAGATACCTCTGAAAGTTTTGGTCTACCAGCAACTGCTGACTTTATGTTTGCGTTAATGTCAAATGAAGAACTAGAGGCATTAGGTCAAATGAAAGTAAAACAATTAAAGAATAGATACAATGACCCAAGCGTTAATCGTGCATTTATTATTGGTGTTGACAGAGCCAAAATGAGATTATATGATGTACAACAATCAAGTCAAAACATTGTTAACTCAAATCAAGTAGATGAAAAAGAGGACGCTTACAACAAGTTTAGTGATTTCAAACTATGACCGACATAATGCATTTTGCAAAGTTATATAGAGGTGTGGTATCAGATGAGATATGTGCCAAAACTGTATCAGAAATGGACACACTAGAATTTAAAGAACATACATTTTACAATGCTAAAACAAATGAACATAAACCTAGAAGTGGCTCACAAGAATTATCTATGAGTTGGGGTAATGTATCTACTAAACAAACTTTAAATGATATCGTTGACAATACAGCTTACGAATATGTAAAAGAATTAAACATGCCTTGGTTTGACAAGTATCAAGGTTATTCACATGTAAGATTTAATAAGTATGCTGAAAATAAAATGATGGCCTTACATGCAGACCATATTCATTCAATGTTTGACGGCGAAAGAAAATGTGTTCCTATATTAAGTGTATTAGGAGTTTTAAATGATGACTATGAGGGTGGTGAGTTTTATCTAGTAGATGAAAAAACAGACTTATCAAAAGGTGATATTATAATATTTCCTAGTAATTTTATGTATCCTCATAAAGTAGAACCTGTAACAAAGGGTACTCGTTACTCTTATATAAGTTGGATATGGTAAAAAAGAAAACACAAAAAGTTAGATTTCATAGAGGTGATAAGAGGCCAGGTGTATTGGAAAAGAAGCTAAAGTATAAAGTAGAGATGATTAAAGAAGGTAGGAAGATACTTTGGCATGTATTAGAAACACCTACAGATAATGTGGTTGCTAAACACTTCTTTGAAGAAGACGCTCAACAACTTGCAGACTTTCAAAACAAACACCGTGTCTGGCAAGAAAACGGTGGAATACCTAGATTTCTTTGGAATTATATAGCAGGCTCATATAACTAGTTGCCAAACTCTCCTAAATAGTTTAGGAAAGAGTTATGGCATATTTACAAACTAAAGACTTTACAAAAAATGCGTCTGCTGGCGATTACGCTGGTAAAGATAGACATAGTATTGTATTATTTAAAATAAAGGATAAGAAACCTTTTATTATAAGTGCAACACAAACTGGTCCTAAAGTCTATGGTGTTTCATATGATAATACTAAAAAAATTTTAGTTTATAGAGATACATTAACTTCTAAACAATTAAAGACAGTATCAATACTTAAAATTTTTAAAGATAAAGATTTTGGTGGAGGTGCAGCTGGTTCTGGTGGTGGTGCAGACTTAACTAGAATTGCAGAGTCAGCTCAATGCTATTATTGTTCTTATGCTTTTAATGTTGCAGGTAGAGAATTAAAAACACCACCTACACTAAAACAATTAGGTACAGCAGCAAGATATGTTCAGGCAGATATGAATTTATATGATGCTATGGATAAATGTCCTGAAGATTGGCATGATGTATTTGTAAAAACAGCAAATGTGTTAGTAAAATCTTATAGAAATAAAGTTAGCGGTGTTGTTTACTTTCATAGAGGTTCTAAATTTATGCAGAAAATCTATGAGGCAAAAGCTGAGGTAATGAAAGCAGATAAAAAGTCTGATAACATTCAGGCACCAGGTTCTTTTAGTAATGATAAGTGGAATCCAGGTGATATATGGATGTCAACTTATGGTACAACAGAATATCCATTAACAAATAAGTATGAAACTTGGTCAGAATTAAATCAACAAGTGTTAGAGAGAGCTGGTAAACTTGGTGGTAAAACAAAACTTTTAGGTATATCATTAAAAAAGGTAACAGGTGTTAGTGCAAAAATAACAGAATTTAATTTACCAAAAAGAGTACATAATGTCATGGCAAGTTTTGAGGGATTTAGATTTGGTAAAATTGGTGATTTCTTTTCATCACAAGATATTTACATGTACATGAGTGGTCAAGAGGTACAGTTTAGAACATTTAGTGGTGATAGTGCATGGCAAGGAGAAATAAAAGGAGCTTCAGCTGCTGGTGGTAAAATTGGTGGTGGTAATGTAAACTTTTATTGTATGAAACATATAGGTCAAAATATAGGAGGTGGTCAAAGTAAAAACTGGAATGAAAGGTCTATATTAAAAAATGTTGATGTAAATAGAATATATGATTTATACGAAATTTTTTATAACAAACAAAATACCTTTCAAAAGGTAGACTATCCTATGGTACCTAAACCAGAATTTATAAAATTATTTAACACACAAACTAATAACTTTAAAGCTTCAAAATATATGTGCATGTTATTTTTAGAAACCTTTTATAGAGGGTCTCCTAGTAAGAGAAATAAGGTGGTTACCGAGATGATTAGATATGCAGCCTCAAATACTGACCAATCTTCTTACTTTATAAAGGTTTCATAGTATAAATAATAGTATATTTGTTAATGAATTTGTTGAAAAAAGTGCTTGCCAAAGCGCTTTTATTATAGTATAATGGGACAAAATGAGAGAGAAAAATGTTTAGTTTTAAAGGGTTTCAGACCCAAGATAAAAATACACACCTAGAACACCTAGAAGACGATATAATTAATCGTGGTTCTAAAGGTGGTGATAATGCTTTAAACTTTCTTAAATCAGTAAGAAATATGTTAGCAGGTAGTTCAGGTGGTGTCAATATGACCGTTAAATGGGACGGTGCACCAGCTATTATATGTGGTGTAAATCCTGAAAATGGTAAATTTTTTGTCGGAACTAAATCAGTATTCAATAAAAATCCTAAAATAAATTATACATCATCTGATATTCGTAAAAATCATAGTGGTGTTGTTGCAGATAAATTACAAGTATGTTTAAATAATCTATCAAGATTAAATATTAAAGGCATTTTACAAGGTGATTTATTATTTACAAATGATTTAAAAGCTGTCAATATAGATGGTGAAAAAATGGTTTCATTTACACCAAATACAATCACTTACGCAGTACCAATTAAAAGTGATCTAGGTAAAAAAATTATAAAAGCAAAAATGGGTATTGTATTTCACACTCAATATAATGGTAAATCTATGGATAATTTATCAGCCAGTTTTGGTACTGTCAGAGGTTCTTCGAACAGAAATATATTCTTGGCAAGTGCAGGTTATAAAGAAACTTCCGTAATGTTTTCTAAACAAGAGTTATCAAGATTCGATGGTCAAATAAGAATGGCAGAGGGTTCATTAAGAAAAGCAGGACCTATGTTAGATTTAATTAGTAAATCATCAAGTAATGAGTTATCGGTAGGTTACAGATTAAAAACATATTTTAATTATTATATTAAGAACTCAAATGCAGGTATGGATAAAGTTTCAACTATGCAAAAACAGTTTAGAGATTACTATGAAAACTTTATAAACATGGAGATTGATAGTAGAAAAACACCTAGAGGTAAAGAAAAATTTAAAAAAGCAAAAATAGATAATTTAAAATTTATAGATAAAAATAAAACAGCATTATATTTTGCAATTGCAAGTCATATAACATTAGGTAATTGTAAGAATACTTTATTACAAAAAATGAATCAGATACAAAGCATAGGTAATTTTATAAGAACATCTACAGGTTATAGAGTAACAGCACCTGAAGGTTATGTTGCAGTAGATAAAGTTGCAGGTGCAATTAAACTCGTAGATAGATTAGAATTTAGTAGGCAAAACTTTACAATGCCAAAAGGATGGAATTAATGAGAACAATACCAGATACAATTGATTTAATTAAAAAGAAAATGATAAGAATATTAGATTGTTACTATAGTATTATTGAAAGTATTGGCATAAAAATGAGTCAATATGGCTGGCAGAAAAGATGGTGCGATAGAAAAAAAGGAACAGGTTATAAAAGATGAAAGATTTTGACGATATAAGATTTCAAGATTTAAAAGAGGGTTTATATGACCCTAATATATTTAAAGCTTTCTTTTTAGCAGGTGGTCCAGGTTCCGGTAAAACATTTGTAACTAGAAATGCATTTGGTGGTACAGGTTTAAGACAGATTAATTCAGATAGTGCATTTGAAAGTGCATTAAGAAAAAATGGTTTATCTTTAAAAATGCCTGAAGATGAGGCAGAGGCAAGGGATATATTAAGAGCCAGAGCAAAAGGTACTACAGATAGAACTATGGATTTATCAATCAAAGGTAGATTAGGTATGGTCATAGACGGTACAGGTAGAGATTATGATAAGATTGCAAGACAAAAAGCAATACTAGATCAATTAGGTTACGATTGTTATATGATATTTGTAAACACCAGTTTAGATGTTGCATTAGAAAGAAATAAAAAAAGAGAAAGAAGTGTACCAGAATATATTACTAGAAAATCACATGCTATCGTTCAGTCTAATATTGGTAAATTTCAAAATAGTTTTGGTATGGGTAACATGATAATTATTGATAATAGTAAAGATGAAAAAGAATTGACAAATCAAATTATGGATAGATGTTCTAAAGCAGTTAGAAGATTACTAACAAATAAAATTAAGTCATACACAGCAAAAAGATGGATGGCTACAGAAAGAAGATTAAAAAGAAGATGAAAACTTTTTTAGAGGCAGTTATAGATATACCAAGAAGAACATATGCTAAAGGTGTATTTGATAACGCTGATACTAACAATCCTAAAATTAAAGATAGTGTTAAATCATTAATAGATAAACAGATTGAAGAGTTTGAAAAAGAATATCCAGTTGTAAAAATTGGTCTAATCGGTTCTATCTTGACAAAAAGATATAGAGAAGACGCAGACCTTGATATAAATGTACTGTTTGATGTACCAAAAGATAAAAGAGAAGATGAGAGATTAAGATTATCTCAAAAGTATTTGTCTGCTAAAAATCCAAATAACATACAAGGTAAATTAATACCTGGTACAAAACACCCAATCAATTTTTATTTTATTACAGACATGAAAACTTATCAAGACCAAGAAAAAAAGGCAGACGCTGTATTTGATATAGAAGATAATGAGTTTGTTAAAAGACCAGAAGAGTTTACATTTGATCCTAACTTATATGTAAATGACTTTGAAAGAAAAGTACAAGAAATAGATGTTGTAAAAGGTGAATTAAAAAGAGATATTATTGATTACAGAGAGCTAGAAGATTTAACTAGTGATGATGTATTAAATTTACAAGATAAAATTAACTCAAAATTAGATGAGATAGAAGATAGCATAAAAGATATTATTAAAATAGGTGACGGTGTTGACGCAGAAAGAAGAGCTGCATTTGATAAAGACATGTCACCAGATGAAATTAGAAAGTATGGCATTAAAAATAGATTACCAAAAGCTGTTATCTACAAGATGTTAGAAAAATACCATTACTTAAAATTCTATAAGAAATGTAAAAAGATTTTAGATGATGGTAAAGTAACTGATAAAGAGATAGATGATTTAGAAATGCACGAAGCAAGACGAAAGACTTTAGCATTTACATTTGGTAGATTTAATCCACCTACAATCGGTCACGAAAAATTAATTAATAAAGTTGCAAGTGTTCGTGCTGACGATTACAGAATTTATTTAAGTAGAAGTGAAGACGCTAAAAAGAATCCACTATCTGCTAGAGATAAACTATCAATAATGAAACAGATGTTTCCTAGACATGCTAGAAAGATAGTAATTAACACTACAAATATGATATTAGATATTTGTACTGAACTTCACAATCAAGGCATTACAGAAATCTTTATGGTTGTAGGTAGCGATAGAGTTAGAGAATTTGAAACAATAATTAACAAATACAACAATGTAAAATCAAGACATGGTTACTATAACTTTGATAATGTCAATGTTGTATCTGCTGGCGAGAGAGATCCAGACGCAGAGGGAGCTACGGGTATGAGTGCAAGTAAGATGAGAGCTGCAGCTGCTAAAGGTGACCTTGCTAGTTTTAAAAAAGGACTACCGTCAGGTGTTGACGCAGATAGACTTATGAAACAAGTAAGAAAGGGAATGAGATTGGCTGCTACATATATTTACATGAAAAAAGCACAACCAATTGCTAGTATGGAAGAATTTGAACAACAACAAATAAGAGACCTTTATATCAGAGACCAAATATTTAATATCGGAGATAAGGTTGATTATGTCAAAGAAGATATAAAAGGTACGGTACAAAGAAAAGGTACAAACTTTATTGTTTTAGAAGACAGTAATAATAATTTACATAAGGCATGGATATGGGATTGTATTCCTATGGCAGCTGATAGAGAGGCAGATATGAGAGAACATAATTTAAATGTTGATTATGGTTTTGAAGCTGTGTCAAAAGAAGATTTAGACGCTCAGCCACAAGACAAAGATGTGAAGAAAAAAGATGGTACACAACCTAAAAAGTATTACAAAGACTTAAAAAAAGGTACTAAAGATAAGAGAGCAGATCACTTTAAGAATAGAGACACTACAAAGAATGACAATAGACCAGCGCCTGGAGATAAAGGTGCTAAGACTAAACCTAGTATCCATACTACTAAATTTAAAAAGATGTATGGCGAAGTTTATGAAATTGGCACACCTGAATATACAAAACATACAATTGATATGACACCAGGTCAAGAAAATCCTATTAAAAAAGTAAAAGGTTTCTTGGATAGAGAACAAGAAAAACCAACTGAAAAAGATGTAAAAGAATGGGCAAGTACAGAGTCCACAATGAATAAATATAGAGAAAGATACAAAGAAGAATGGAAGGCTAAACTATCAGAGGTAGTGGCCAAAATGATAGAGAAACTATAATGAAAACATTTAACGAGTACGAAAACATTGATAAATCTTGCGAAGAATGTATCTTTGAACATGAACAAGAAGGCATTTATGAAGCAGAATATCAAGGTAAAAAAGTAACATTAAATGACCCTATTCGTGGTGGAAGTAAAAAATTCTATGTATATGTTAAGAACGAAGCAGGTAAAGT